CCATTTGTTAATGGATTTCAAACGGCATTAAAATTAGAGGAAATAGTTTAATGAGTTCAGTCACTTTTAGTACAACAGTAGGCGGTGACGGTTCAACTGTTACCGATGATGATAATGCCACAACAGGATTAGGCAACGGTGGCGCGTTAATTCGACTTGTGCCAATGATGCAACAGGTTGTAAACGTTGCTTCTTACGTTGTTTCAGTTGGTGGTGCGGCAAGCAGTGATGCTATTGATGCATCAGCAAGCGCAGACGCAGCCGCAGCAAGCGCAACAGCCGCAGCGGCATCTTATGATTCATTTGATGATAGATATTTGGGTGCAAAATCTTCTGACCCATCAGTTGACAACGATGGTAACACACTATTGACTGGTGCGTTATATTGGAATACAACAAGTAGCGAGATGCGTGTTTATAGCGGTAGTGCATGGATAACTTCTTACTTGCCTGCGGCTGGTTATTTAGCACTGTCTGGCGGCACGATGACGGGTGCAATTACGTTTAATGCTGGACAGACTTTTACTGGTACTTTGCCGTTAGCTGGCGGCACAATGACGGGTGCAATTACGTTTAATGCTGGACAGACTTTTACTGGTACTTTGCCGTTAGCTGGCGGCACAATGACGGGTCTATTGACCACGAAAGAGTTAGCGTTAACTAAGACCGCACCAAGTATTTCAGCGGGAGTTTTGACGTTAGACTGCTCATTATCTAATACATTTGCTGTTAGTTTAAACGCTGCAATTACCTCGTTTACAGTTAGTAATATCCCATCATCGGGTAGTTACTATGAGTTTAATTTAGAGTTTACAGCAGATGGTACAGCGCGTGCTGTAACATGGACTTTCTCAAGCGTTGCAGTTAAATGGCCTGGTGGTACAGCTCCTACGCTAACAAGCACAAACGGTAAAAAAGACACCTTCGTATTCTACACTTATGATGCAGGGACGACTTGGCTTGGCTTCGTTGCAGGGCAAAACCTATGAGTCTTTTAAAAGTTGCAGGAACAACTGCGTCTAGCGGTACACTCTATGTCGATGACGTATTTTCCACTTGGCTCTACACCGGCAACGACTCAACGCAGACTATCACTAACGGCATTGACTTGGCTGGTAAGGGTGGATTGGTTTGGGTAAAGTCACGAAGTGCAACCACCAACAACTTTCTATTTGATACAACGCGCGGTGTAAACGTCGAAATAAACAGCAATACAACGGATGCAAACGCAACATTAGCTAACAGCGTTACAGCCTTTAACTCAAGCGGTTTTGCATTAGGAAGTGCAGCGGGTATTAACGTAAGCGCAGCTACCTACGCATCATGGACATTCCGCAAAGCCGCGAAGTTTTTTGATGTGGTTACGTTCACATCGTCTGCGTCAGGTAATAAAACATTTAACCACAATCTTGGTTCTACACCAGGATGCGTCATTATCAAAAACACACAGACCGCTGACGGTTGGCTTGTTTATCACCGTTCTGTCGGAAACAATGCTTATCTTTTGCTCAATACTACGGCTGGACAAGACCCATTGGTTGGCGCGTTCTCTGCAACCTCCACGACATTTACCATCAGTAGTTCGCTGATGTACAACAGTCAAACTTACGTCGCCTACCTATACGCCCACGACACGTCATCAACTGGGATTATTCAGTGTGGGAGTTACACGGGTAATGGAACAACCAATAACATATCACTTGGTTGGGAAGCGCAATATGTCTTAATAAAAAGTGCTTCTAATGCTAGACCTTGGGTGATATTTGATACTATGCGAGGGTTTTGTAATTCGCCAACACCAAGCTCTAAGGCTTTATTCCCAAACGCTTCTACGGCAGAAACACCTTATTACGGACCAACACCAACAGCTACGGGTTTTGGAACGACGTCTGGTGATGGTGATAATGATTATAATGGGTCGGGTCAAACCTACATCTACATGGCAATCCGTCGCCCAAACAAGCCGCCTACAACGGGGACGCAGGTTTATACCAATGCAATTCAAACAACGGGCATAACACCTACTACAAGCACTACTGGATTTGTTACGGATTTAATTATTCAATCGCAGTCACCTTCAGCTGCTAATAAATTTTGGTCTGATAGATTACGAGGCACTACTTCAAACAACTATGCTTATGTGATATCAAACTCAACGTCTGTTGAAGCAACTGGGACTGGTGGTGGTATAGGTTTAGATAACAACACAGGTTTTTCAAATAACTTAATTGGTATGAATCCAACTTACAATTGGAACTTCAAACGCGCCCCCGGATTCTTTGATGAGGTTTGTTGGACGGGAGTTATTGGAGCTACAAACCAACGAGTTAACCATAACCTTACCGTAGCGCCAGAATTGATTATTTATAAAGGAAGAAATAAAGTTAACTACTGGCGTGTTTATTATGGAAACATTAATCAGTATATTGCATTAAACCTTGATTCTGCTGTTGTTACAGGCTCTAATTTTTGGGGGTCATCGGCACCAACCACTGCTGATTTTGGAATAAATTGTGGCAGTATGGATTTGGATAACTTTAACGCTGTTGCCTACCTATTCGCCACACTCGCTGGAATCAGCAAAGTAGGCTCTTATACGGGTAACGGTACAGGACAAGCAATTGCGTGTGGATTTGGCTCTGCTGGTGCAAGGTTTGTCTTGATTAAGCGTACAGACTCTACTGGCGGTTGGTACACATTCGATTCGGCTCGTGGTTTAACAAGTGGCTCAAGCCCATACTTACTACTTAATAGTACAGCGGCAGAAACTACAGGTAATAACGGTGTGTACGCATCATCGGGTGGCTTTACACTAGGTGCAACGGCAATAACAACGACCAATATAGCATCAGCATCTTATATTTATTTGAGCGTAGCATAGGACATATCAATGGCAAACTATATCAATTTACAAACACATCAAGTTAGCACGGAATCTGAAATCCGTGCAGCGCATCCTAACACATCTTTCCCTGTGCCTTTTACAGTAGAAGGTTACTCGTGCGTGTTTGATGCACCTCAACCAGATTACGATAAGTACACGCAGACTATCGCTCAAGGCGTACCTGTAGAAGCTCTACCTAATCACTGGGAACAAACGTGGATAGTCTTAGACCTCAATGCAGAGCAACTTGCTGAGGCACAAGCGCAAAAGATTGAAGATGAGAAAGCAAAAATCAAAGCAGAGATTGCAAAACTAGAAGATTCGGTCACACCACGCAGACAGCGTGAAGCCATCCTCAATATCGACACCACATGGCTTGCAAACGTTGAGCTTCAAATCGGGCAGTTAAAACAGCAATTAATGGAGTTATAAAATGCCAGACGAAGCCTGCCGCCTTGCTAAAGTAGAGCAACGAATTGAAAACCTTGAAGAAATATTTGAAGATCGGGGTAAAAAACTCGACGCCATAATTGCCACCCTTGAAGAAATGAAGAACGAGCAAACACGTTATAAAGGTTTCATTGGCGGTATCGTTTTTACCATTGGAGCATTATTTTCGTTTATCGCTTGGTGGACGAGTAAGTAATGGAATTCCTACAGTTCGCAACCGACGTAGGTTTTCCTATAGCCGCTGCCTGTGTCGGTATGTACTTTGTTTTTTTAACCATTAAGTTTTTGCTTGATAGCGTACTTGAAAAGATTAAAAGCCTTATCGGTATCATCAAGCAACTTGATAGGCGTGTTACCGCTATGTCAGAGGATATTGTAAAAATAGACGTGCTAATGACAGAAACGCTTGATATGCCAATTGAAAAAGAAAAAGTGGCAAGGTTCAATAACCCGCAAGAAAAGAGAATTGACTAATGGATGTTGACGCATTAGCTAAGTATATCAACCAATATGGATTCCCCATTATTGCATCGGGGAGCATGGGTTACATTGTCTATTTCGTTTGGCTTTGGGCAACATCGATTGTTAAGCCAATCCTTAGCGAAACAACAGACGCGCTGATTGAATTAATCGACCAAATACGCCTGCTTGATAATGATATGATTCGCTTAACACAAAAATTAATTACGGTACTTTCTATGAGATCACGAAAATGAAAACAGGCGAACGCGGTTTAAAATTAATTAAAGAATTTGAAGGTTGCAAGCTCAAAGCGTACCAATGCCCAGCGGGTGTTTGGACTATTGGCATTGGCTCAACACATTATGGTGATGGCACACCAGTTACTAAAAATAGAACGTTGCCTAATGAAGGGGCGGCAATCGCTTTATTAGCCGCAACAATTGGGCAATACGAAAAAGCCGTCAATGCAACAGGCGTTGAATTAACACAAAATGAATATGATGCACTGGTTTGCTTATGCTACAACATTGGCGCAGGTAACTTTTTTAAATCTACACTTGTTAAAATGCTAAAAGCCGGTGACGACAAGGCAGAAATAGCAAAGCAATTTTTACGATGGGATAAAGCAGGTGGAAAACCGCTTGCTGGATTAACGCGAAGACGAAATGCTGAAGCGGAATTGTTTTTAACGCCATAATAAAAAAGCCGCTTATTCAGCGGCTTTATTTTTAATCATCCATTTTTGATAGGCTTCTTCAGGTGTTAAGCCAGAGCAAACAGCCGTTGTTTGTGTGTAACATAACCAAATTCTACCTATCTTTTTAAGTCGTGGTTTCATGCACTGTGTTCACTTATAAACACGGGTTGCATGGGATTATCTGCAAACCATTTTAATTTTATCAAATAATCGCGCATGGCTTGATAACGCAAGCCGCCTGATGGTTTACCACTTTTAAATTCATACATTACACGCCCTCTTTTTCTTTTAACTTATCAAAATACCACTGTGCTTTTTTTAAATCCTCAGCACCGTTTTTTTGCTTATAACGCCATTGATATTTTAATATGTTCCCGCGTAAAAATCCGATAAATTCTTCTTTTGTTAGCAT